CTGAGAGCTGGTAGAACAGATATGCATGATAGAATCAATGACTATTATTTCTCAGCAGATTGGGCTTTCCCTAAGAAAGAACCATTTGTTCCAAGAAGATTACCAGCATTTAATATTACATCAGAAGAGCCAAGTCAAATTTATTATTATACAACACACTCTGTTGGAAATAACTATTATGCAACCCCGACATATTGGGGAGCTGCTACTGCCATTTCTACAGAATTGGAGATATACAATTGGTGGTTTAACTCAATTTGTAATAACCTACAACCGTCACTTTTTGTTTCAATTAACTCAGGAATTCCTGATCCTGAACAGAGGGAAGATATCTATAGAACACTAACCCAAAAGTATGGAGGATCAAACTCAACTTCTAAGTTGATGTTAACCTTTGCCAATTCAAAAGAAGAAGCACCTGAGATCACACAAATTGCAACCAATGGTTCAGATAAAATGTGGATTGAGATGGGAGCGAGTGTTCAACAAGCTATCTTAACATCACATCAAATTTCATCAGCAGAATTATTGGGTATTCAAACACCTGGTGCTTTAGGAAGCAGAGATCATCTGGAAGCTCAGGACCATTTTAATCGCTTAGTGATCGCTCCGATTCAAACTGAGATCAAAAAAGTATTTGAGAAGTTATTGAATTTAAGAGATGGTCAACCAGCAGATATTGAAATCAAACAATTCAAGATGGTATCATTACCTGATGAAGCACCAATTGAAACAATCAATGTTGACAAGACAGAAGGATTGGATATAAATAAAAACGAAACAATTAATTAATTATGTCGCAAGCATTAATTCCACAAAATATTTTGCTCGTTAGTGAGAACAAACTTAAAAACTTTACTGATATTGATCCCAATGTTACGAGTTCAGTTTTACTTCCTTTCATCAGCGTTGTTCAACAAACCCGTTTAGAATATCTGGTAGGTGGAAGATACTATCGTCAATTATTAGATCAAGTTTCTGGTTCAACTTTAACCGATATCAACAACAATTTCTTACAATACTTCTGTCAACCAATGTTAATTTGGGCAGCTTACCGTGAGGCGCTTCCATCAATTTTTATGAGAATCAAAAATAATGGTATTGTTAATGGATCTGAGAATACTGTTTCCATGAAAGAGATGGAGTGGATGTATAACAGAGCTGATGATAGATCACAATTCTTTGAACAAAGATTGATTGATGAGGTAATCTATAATAGTGGAAATTATCCTTTATGTTTTAGTTATAATACATCTGATGGATTGTTTCCACATCTTTCAAAAAATTACTTCTCAGGATTACAATTAACCAATGGTGGAAGAAGGGGGACTTATGATATGATTCCAAGAGGAATGCCAGTCTTTTCTGACCCAACATTTTATTGTTGTGGATTTTAATTATGAATAACGAATTATTATTAATCATATCAAATACTTTAACTGCTACGGCTTCATTCTTTGTTGGTCGTAAGAGAAAACAAGCAGACACTGATAACGCAATTCTCCGTAATATGGAAATTGTGATATCAAGTTATAAGGTATTAATTGACGATTTGAAGATTGAAATACAGAATCTAAACCTCAAGGTCCAAGATTTGGAAAAGAAAATAGACGAATTGCACGAAGAAAATAAAATCCTTAGACGAAAAGGAAAATCAATATAAGAAATGGCAATACCAGAAAGAGAATCAGGAGAAGATAAAGATAAATTTGTTAGTCGTTGTATTTCGTCAATTATAGACGAATACGGACAGGAACAAGCTGCTGCGATATGTTATACCAAAGCAGAAGAGAAGATGTCTAAATCAACCCCTAAAGACGAAACAGAGGTATTTGTTTTGAAGCCAAAGAAAAACGAGAACAGAGGTCTCTATTTATCTCGTTGTTTATCCAATTCAAGAATGAAATCACAGATGCCTAATAGAATTGAGAGAGGTAACTTTTGTTTAAACTCATTCAATTCATATTACAAGTATTGGGCTAAGCTTGAGGACTTCGCTGACATTCCTGAAGATTCAGCACTTGGTGAGTGTATTGCTCATGAAAGAGCCAAGGGTTCTGATTATAGAACAGCCTATGCTGCTTGTTCAACTAAGGTTGTAGCACAACCAGGCCCCGTTGTTATGGGTGACGAATTGATAATTGAACCTGTTTCGTTTGAGGAAAAAAATAAAAATATAAAACAAAAAATATAAAAAATGGCTAATTTATTTACAATAAGTATGAAGAGTGGTGTTGATACAACAATAACAAGTATATCAACAATGACGGGTGCTACGAATACTTTTACAATAACGGGTGGAACATTTCCACTTGTTGCGGGAAGCCCTGATATTACAGGAACATATACAACAATAAACGATGGTTTTAACTCTCAAACGGGAACTATATTTATGTTCTTGGTTGAAGGCTCCGCTCACATAGATTACCTTGTGGGTGGTGTAGAAGTATTTAGTGGGGATTTTGGTAGTGGGTTCGCACAAATACCAGGCCCTATTGTTACAACACAAGATTTAATTTTTAACATTTATAATATTGTTGAACCAACACCCACACCGACTAACACACCAACACAAACAGGAACTGCTGCGGTGACACCTACACCAAGTGTGACTAATACTCAAACAGGGTCACCCACACCTACCCCATCAGCAACTTAAAATAATTGGAAAAATAATTTACATAAATTACCGAGATACTATATTTATTAGTAGAGATTGGTTGATCTATTGTTTATCCATCAGTTGTTTATTGAAGACCAATTTCTAAGATGCTCACTTTATATGTTTAAAAAGCAGGAACACTAAAAAAGTTCCTGTTTTTTTATGCTTTTTATTTGATTATACCACCCTATACCCCTATCTTTGTAATATAAAAACAAACATTATGAGCAACAAACAACGATCTAAAGAGGAAACAATTATTTTCCAAAACCAATCACACTTGGTTCAGAAGTGGTTTCAGGACTGTGGAATATGTCCAACATTATTTGAGATAGCACTGGCAACAGATGTTATGGTAGATTTCGCAATTAACGGACCATCAAAAGAGGTTCAGGAGAGATTCACTAAATTGGATGCATATATTAAATCAAATCGTAATACAAAGTAATATGGGACAGAGTAAAAGAATGTATGAACAAATGGAGATCAATGTATTGGACATTGATTTGGATGATGATGAATATCAGTTCAAGGAATGGATTGAAAAAGAATATGAAAAATATTTGGCTGAGAATCCAAATAGTCCTATCTTAGCACCTCACAATTAAACAATATACACAATGGAAAATATGTTAAGACCACTAATTGATTACATCTGTCAATTACCTGAAGAAAAAAGAATTCAAATTATTCAACAAATAGTTGATGAGTTAAATGAAACAACCCTATTGTCAAACTTCATTAATAAAAAATAATTTTGCTGGTAAATAATAACATCGTATCTTAGCACCTCACAATTAAAACAACGACAATATGAAATTAAAATTCTATGGTATTAATGAAATCCACACAACTCAATTTACTTATTCTGACACTATGGATGAGAACATTATGTATGTTGGTGTTAATGCACAATCAGACACAAAAAAGACATCTGAAGATTTAATGTTATTATTTTCAAAAGATCAAATTCTCGCAATGTATGAATCAATGAGAATGTCAGAAATAGCAAACTCAGATTATTTAAAAAAATAATTTGGCTGGTAAATAATAACATCGTATCTTTGTTCCTCACAAATAAAACAACATCAACATGGAAAATAAGATTTTAACTCTTACAAATGGTCAACACATTATTTTTGGTTTAGCATTATCAAAAATTGTGAATGAAAAGAATTGGGATGTATCTCCTGATAACAGAATTAAATTAGCATCAGTTATTCAATGGTTAGATGACCCAAAAAATTATACTACTGAACTTACACCATCAGAAGCGATGGAAGAGTATCCAACAAAATGTTATGATATCTTCTGTGATTTTTGGAACGAGCACGAAGAATCTTTAATTTTAACAGCAGTTGAATAAAATATTTCGTATCTTAGCACCTTAATAAAACATATACAATGACAAAGAGAGAATTAAGTAGACAACTATCAGAACTGAATTGCACAATTCAACACATCAAATCAGGTAATCAAGTCGTTATTGACAGGGTTTATAACCGATGGGGGATAACCCTCAACGATCTCATGAAAGAAAGATTTGATTTAATTTATGAGTATAATAGAAAATTTGGAAAAAGATTTGGCTGTTTAAATTATGTTCAATAACTTAGCACCTCACAATTAAAACAACAACAATATGGATTGGTTAATTACACCCCTTAGTAAAGAACAATTACAGGAACTTAAATCTATGAAAAACGAATCACCTTCGTATTACAAGAAGATAGTTTCTTCATTTGAGAAAAATGTTAGAGCTTATCGTGATTACGATATCTATGGTATTGGAACTTATTTCAGTAAAGACATATGGCATTTAGCTCGCTATTACGAATATCAAATCTTTAAATCAAAATAAACTATGAGAAATTTAAATCAAAAACAATTAGCATGGGTAAGAAACAATACCCCAATCGGTAAGGTATTAAGCACAGGAGAATTTAGTTCTAAAATTATTGGTTACGAACAAGGTTGTGTTATCGTTGAAACAACACATACTGAAGAATGTAGTGAAGATAATTACAATATGGGTATTATAACCCACGATGAATTATTGAGTGGTAATCCAAAAGTTACTATTTATGAAAGGAGGTTATCATATAATCACCCTGAATGGAAAACATATTTCCCTGAACTATTAAATATTAAATCTAAATAAACTATGAAAATTATCATCACTGAAGATTTAAAATCAGCAACAGAAGCAGTTGGTTTATTGAACCACATTTCATCATTAATCTTAGAAGGTAACACTCGTGGATTTTATCCTCATTGGCATCTTGATATGTCTATGGAAGAAAATTATGAAGTTCAAAAAGAAATGAACGACTGGTTGCCAGAATAAATTATTAATCTCCCTTCCATGTTCTATGGAGGGGATTTTTTTTTCCTTCTGAATTATAAAGGTTCTCATCTTTCCTCTCTCTCTTTTTATAAGTCACTTTCCATTTATCTGCAAATTGTTTTGCTATGTCTTGTTTAGGATCGTATCCAATGGTGTTTAGGAACTCATACATCAGTTTATAATCTTGTTTGGAACATTGTGTCATCTTTGCCATTCCCGTGTCAGGAAGGGTCTTTAAATCGTTTTTACGATCCCTTGACTGTTGCTTCTCCAATTTGGTTTTCTTTTTATGTTTGTTGAAACAAGGTTTGCAGAGATAAGTTAGTCCTTGAGGATAATTAGGATTCTTATAGAAATTACTTTCCTCTTTATAGATCAGACATTCTTTACATAACCTATTACCTTTTTCGTTTGTTCCATAGATGGCTACCAAATTATTTTTTCCCATAACAAATAAATAGTTTTGAAATTAAAAAAATCTGCTTGGAACTTTTTTTATTTTTGTTTATATTTATTGAAAGTCCCTCTTCACACAATCGGACATTAAGAAATTATTGAGACCCTCGTTAAGTAAATTGTGAAGTGAAGAGCATGATTGAAAAGCGGGGGTTTCGTTTTATAAACTATGAAAGAAATAAAAATGACAAATGTTCTAATTTATGAATCAATTTGGAACATCACAGACAGATTATCAGATGAACAAACTGGTAAGTTATTCAAAGCAATTAATGCTTGGAGAAAAAACATTGAAGTAGATTTTGATGATCAGCTACTTGAAGGTATTTGGTTAGGTATTGAACCGAACCTATTATCCCTTTATGACAACTATCAAAAGAAGGTAGAAGCCAATAAAGCCAATGGGAAAAAAGGTGGTAGACCAAAAACCGATAACAACCCAAATAACCCAAGTGGTTTATCAGAAACCCACACTAACCCAAAAAACCTTAAAGAGAAAGATAAAGATAAAGATAAAGATAAAGAGAAAGATAAAGAGAAAGATAAAGATAAAGAGA